AGATCCTCATACCCTTATGAAGGATATATTTCTAATCTTAGAGTTATTAAAGGAACTGCTGTATATACATCAGCTTTTATACCAAGTACTAATCCTCTTACTACATTATATGGAAATTTTACTACTGGTAATATCTATAATTTTGGTGGTGGAGGATTGTTAACAAAAGTTCTTACACGTGATTCGCAAACTAGTTTTGCTTTTAATGTTGGTGATTCAGATAATTCTACGGTAGGTGGTTCTATAAAGTTATTAGGTGGTCATGACTCTGCTAACTCAGTAGACAAATTTACTTCAGGAACAATTTATAATTTTGGAGGTGGTGGGTTATTAACAAAAGTTCTTACTCGGGACTCACAAACTAGTTTTGCTTTTAATGTTGGTGATTCAAGTAAAGGTACTTCTGGATTACCGATAAGATTATTAGCTGATGACTCAGCAAATTCTTTAGAGCAATTTAATACAGGAACTGTATACACATTTGAAAAAACCGCACTTAATACAATTTTAAGTACACGAAGCCCACTTACAGGATTTGGTGGTAATATTGGTGGTTTAGCTGACTCTGGTGGATCCGTAGGCGGAGGTGGTGGAGGCGGTGGTGGAGGCGGTGGTGCCTCTTCATATGAATTTGTAATTATAACATAGTAAATTAAAGGAGAGAAAAATGGCATTAACTGATAGTGCTAAAGAAACAGTAGAATATATGTTTAGTTTAACACCTAAACCAGGTAAAGCTGTTTTATATGGTTGTAATAGGGTTGTAACAAGACAACAAATAGCAGATGATTTTGACGATTATGCTGATATACTAGGACCTAAACCTAGTATAACACCTGATCACGATAAATTAATTATTACTTTGGGTACTCCAACTGAAAATACAGATAGGTACACAAAGATACATGAAAAAACAATTACTGAAGTTGTAGCACACCCATCAAGAAGTGCATCACTTGCGGAAATGGCAGTTCTTACGGAAAAAGCTGCACAAGCTGATAGTTCTGGTTAAACAAAAATAAAGGATATATCCTATGGGTATAGCAAAAAATAGAGCTGAACGAATAGGATCAACCGTAGTTCAAATTGGTTCTACTAAACTTGAGCCTAATTCTGATAATGATATTGAAATTAAAGATACCAGTAATAATAGAAAAAAAGTTATTGCTTCTGAATTAAGAGTTGGTACTGGTAATGATATTGTTATTATCAAAAGAGATGCAAGCACTGGTAAAGCAAAATTTGAAACATCATCTGATGGCGGTGGAAGTACAACTGACCAATCATTAGGTGGTACTACTGTTTATGCTAATCCTGGACTTTTACCGGCTGGTTCTTCTGGAGACATGGCTTTCATAACATCAAATAATAATTTGATGGTTCATAATGGTAGTGGCTGGTATAAAGTTGCTACTGTTACTAATGCTTCTCCAACTATATCTTCTGCTGGAAATGCGAGTTATACTTTTGCTACAGATGGTACTCCAGTAAGTATTGAAATTACAGCATCTGATCCGGAGGGTATTGCACTACAATATAAATGGCAAATTACTTCAGGTTCTCTCGGAAGTACAGCCACTGTGACATCAAGTGCAACATCTGGTGGTACATATAGTGCCATAGCTGAAAATACATTAACAAATAACAAATACTTTAAAATCACACCATCAACAAATCAAGCTCATGCAGGCAGTTTTGCGATTACATTTTCTGCATCTGATGGTATTAATACCGCGAATTCGAGTGCATCTTCATTTACGTTAGGATTTGATGTTGGTGCTTCTGTTTACTTTGATGGTAATGGAGATGCTGTAATAGTTCCAGCTAGTGCAGATTTTTCTTTTGGTACTGGTGATTTTACTATAGAGGCATTTGTTTATTCAACAACTTATTCAAACTATCCATATATATATGATGGTAGAACAAATCCAAGTGCCAGTTCAAATGCGCCTGTACTTTATATTCATAATGATAATACTTTAAAATATTATGTTGCTGGTTCTGCACAAATTTCTACAGATTATTCAGATTATGATAATAAATTTACTCACATTGTAGTTCAAAGAAATTCTGGAACCACAACTTTATACTTAGATGGTGTTTCAAAAGGTACATGGTCTGATAGTACAGACTATACAGATCAAGGTCCAGTTGTCTTAGGTAGACATGGTGATAGTTCAAATGCTACTTATTGTTTAGATGGTTATATGTCTAATGTAAGAGTTGTAAAAGGGTCTGCAGCTTATACTCCAACTACAGCTGCTTCTGGTATAGATTTTGCAACAGCTGACATAACAACTTTAGCAAGTAATGATAGTTTTGATTTTGGAACAAATGATTTTACAATAGAATTTTTCTATAAGTGGAGTACTAATAGCGGTTATCAAACAATTTTAAATCATCAATATAATGCTACTGACGCTGTTACAATTCAATCTGATACTGGCACTCGTAAATGGGGATTTTTTGGTTCTAGCTTACCTTATGTTTATGAGTCAACTAATGCTCCTCAAGATGTATGGCTTCATTATGCTTTTGTTAGAAATGGTAATACTATCAAAATATATAGAGATGGTGTAGAAACCTATAGTCAGAGCCACAGTGGTTCTGTAGGCGGAACAGATACGACAGAATTTGGTCATGGTAATACTCATTATGATAAAGGTAAAGTAAGTAATTTTCGCGTAATAAAAGGTACAGCTTTATATACAAGTGCCGGTTTTACAGTACCAACTTCTAATCTAACTGCGGTAAGTGGAACATCTTTATTATTATTCCAAGAAAATAGTGGATCAACATTAAGTGATGGTAGCTCAAACAATGTTACTGTAACAAAAGGTAGTAATCATAGTATTTTAACAAGTGATGGTCCATTTTATGGACAAATAACTGTACCAACTTCTGATTTAGGTGCTATAACAAATACTAAACTTTTAGCTCTAAAAGAAAGTGCACCAAAATACGAAAATGGTGGTTGTTTTTATGTTAACTCTAGGTATCAAGGGCTTCAAGTTGATGATGCTGCTCTTGAAGTAGGAACTGGTGATTTTACTCTCGAATTTTTCTATAAGTTTCAAAGCTGGAGTAGTGCCACTTCATATTATCTTTTGTTTGCTTATAAAAATATTCAATTTGGTATTTCAGCGGGAAGTGGAAGTGCTCCTACTAGTCTTGGTCTTTACAGAAGTGGATGGGCTCATGGTACTACTGACGTTGGATTAAATCTCGGACAATGGTATCATTGTGCTGTAGTTCGAACAGGTGGAAATATAAAAGCTTATATAGATGGCGTACAGTTACTTACAACTACAAATGGCGCTTCTGATGATATAACTGATGGAAAACTCATGATCAATGGCCAACACGCAGCTTCTGGTTATGGTATAAATGGTGGAATTTGGTATTCAGAAATTAGATTTTGTTCAAAAGCAGTTTACACTGGTGCATTTACACCACCACGAGGTC